GGAGAGGGTTCCGTCGGCTGCGGTAAAAAGGTAGCCCTGTTCGGAGGAGTTGACTTGCGGAAGATAGTTAAGGACGTTTTTTTCCTGAGAGACCGCGTAAGCCCCCAAAGTAGACGACCCTGTACCAATAGACCTTGCGCCCTGATAGGCGACCTCTGGACGGTCTAGAACAGCGTCTATGCGCAACCCTGAGGTCTGTGCAGACGGGGTAAAAGCGTTGAGTTGCTGATTTGACAGAGTTCCAAAGGCGTCAACGCATCGAGCGACCATTCTGCCCTGGTTGGCGTTTTGATAGTCAAGGTTCCAGTCTTCAACAAAGCCTGAATAAATAGGCGTTCCGTTGGCGTAGATGATGATTGGCGAACGAGGCAGAACGTACGGGTAGTAAATCGAGGCGGTGTTAAGCGGATCAAGAATGCGGGAGTTGTTATTGAAGACGACTTGTGCGGTTCCTGCGTTGAACTGATCCAGTTGACGGTTTCGTCCGCGCCGAATGTTGACCGACAAGACAAGTGACGTCAGGTCGGCATATGCCAAACCTCCAAGAATACCCGTGTCAAGTTTTCCGTAGACCGCGTCGTTTAATTGAAAAGCTTGACCGAAGCCTGTTGTTGTCTGGAATCCAACTAGGACTTGGTAGGTAGGGACGGTCATTAGAAGGTAGCCGCCGGTGCAAAGACAACGCCCGAATCGCGTTGCGCCGCAAGAATCGCATCGATGATGTCCTGCCCGACCGTGGCGGGTGAACTAACAAGGCCAGCGTCCATGTTGATCGTGATGTTGCTGAATGGCCCAATACCACCGATGCCTGCGTTCTCAAAGCCTCCCGCGTTGCCTGACGTGTTGTCAAACACTGTCGGCGCGGTCGTGCCTGACACTTTGCTGGGAGCCATTGCCACAGGTGGAGTGGGACCAAAGACGTCTGGATTGTCCGCGATTATCTGCTTTTGTGATTCCTCAAAGGCTCGAGCGCTTGTAAGACCTCCGCTGTCACCGTCGCCACCGCCGCCGCCAATCTTGGGCATTGCGAAACTTTTACCACCTAGCAAAGGCACCCAAGACGGGATTGTGAAAGCCAACTTGCCGACCGTGTTGTTCCAGACTGAAGCGATCGCGTTGAATACGAAGGTTGCTGCACCTAGAAGACCTTTGAACAGTGGAATAGTGACGTTGGAAATCCACCAGCGAACCGCGCCAAAGACGCCGTCGACGATCGTTCTAAACGTCTCAAACTTCTTATAGGCGATCACTGCTGCAGCCGCCACAAGTCCGATGCCGATTGCGATTGCGCTGATTGGGTTAAGGCTCATTGCGATGTTGATTGCAACGATTGCAGTAGCGATACCAGCAAGGGCAAGGGCGATGACTTTGAAGAACTCTGGATTGTCTTGTGCCCACGTTGCGAGGCTTTGCAAGAACGGGATGACTGCTTCTACCGCTGGCATAAGTGACGCGCCGATTGATTCTTTAGTTTCGTCAAGCGCCAGTTTCATTCTCTTAAACTTGCCAGCGGTGGTTTCGGCTGCCTCGGATGCGGCACCGCCGAATGTCTTAGACATAGCACTCATGACCTCATCAAGCGTTGCCCCGCCTTTAATCATGTCGCGCAGTTCTGGTGAGAGTTTTGCAAGGGCGGTCATGTTGCCGCCGTATGCCTTCTCCAGTGCCTTTGTGGTTGACTCGAGGCTCAGACCCTTTGCACTAGAAATATCCATGGCAGCCGCAGCCAACTTTTGCGCCTCAGTGATGTTGCCCGTTGCCCTGACCAGTCCCGAAAGTGCCGGTCTCAGCTCATCGTCGGTCACGCCCAGTAACTTGCCTTGCGTACTTATCCAGTCCTCATTGGCGGTGATCTGTGCATCGGTTGCACCAGTGGTACGTCTGATCTGTTCAGCAAGTTTGTCCTGCGCGGCGGCATCCTCGATTGCGCCCTTGACCGCATCACCAAGCGCGACCGTCAGTCCAGCGACTGCGGCGGCTGCAGGGACGGCTGCTTTCTTGAGTGCGAACTGCGCCTTCTGTCCATTGGTCTCGAGTTGCTTAAACTGGGCGACGGCTTTAGAAACTCCAGCCCCGTCAAATTCTGTAATGATTGGAATCGTTATGGCCATCAGATTCTCCCGTTGTTGCCAGTCATTTTCATGACGCGATTAACAAGGTCTCGAACCTCAGAGTCCACTAGCGAGCTTTGGCTTTCGTAGGCTCGCCAGATCACTCGAGACGGCGAACCGTAGCGGGCTTGCAGCGCGTCAGATAGTTTGCCTTTTCGCGCCATATCAAACAGGGTAGCCTGCGGACCGCCCCACCTGATGCCAAAGGTTGCGAGGTTCTGCCTGAAGCCTCCGGGTGCGTCGCGAACTTTTTTACCGCTAGTAAAAGCCTTAAGGTTCTTGTTGACTTTGTTTGTCTGCCAGTTCATGAGTTCAGCGCCACTCTTGCCAGTCCACGATCGGGCCATACCGGACAGGGGCGGTTCGTCAGGGACGTTGCGTCGAGCTTCAACTATTACGGGGTCAACAATCTTCTTAAAGTCGGTCGTGATCTGTCGACGAAGTTTCTTGTCAATCTTGTTGAGTTCCGCAAGGGCGCTCTTGAGACCGACAACTTCAACGCTCATGCCTACACTCATCTTTTACGCCTTGACGCTTTCTCTTGTTCGTTCAACACGTCGACAACTGTAAACAGATCGTCTATGTCGAATTCGGGCAGTGCCCAGTAGCCCGTCGCGACAAGTACTTCCGCTATTGAGCGTCGGTAAGTGCCGCGTCGGTAGGGTTTGGAGCCTCAGAACTGACCACTTCCACTGTCTGAATGCGCTTGATGTAGTCGTCAAATACGGCTGGAACAACCACGCCTGACTGCTTCGCTGATTCGTATGCAAAGAAGGCAAGATCCTCCGCGCCGATTCCGTTAGCAAGTGAGGAAGCCTGACGCTTTGTGCGGCGTTCCCATGCAACGACAACAAATAGATTCGTCGTAACTTCATAAGGGTCGCCTTCGTTGGGTGTGACTTTCAGTGTAATTTTCATATTTCCATTTTCTTTTTGTTGTTTAAGGTGCGGTGATGTCGCGTACAAAAGTACCGGCAGTGAATTGCGCGGTTACGGTGGCGAGGGTGCCCACAGCCGAATTGATCGGTGTAAAGGAACTGAGCATACAATTCGTGATGATGTATTCGGGGTTGCTGGCTGACTCTGTGGTTCCTGATGGGGAGATTGTCAGGACTGTTGTTCCTGTGCCAAGGCACGAGTAAAGGATGGCTTCAACTTCTGTTGCACCGTAGGAAAGGAAAAAGTCGATGGAAACGTCGACGCTCTGAAGTCCCTGTGTCATGCGTCGGCCAGAATCGTTCAGGCTAGTGCTATCAAGCGGTTCGTAGCCGACTGTGATGGTGACGTTGTTTGCCTGATCCGATAAATCGGTTGTGGTCGCGCCTTGTGTGATGTTGATGGTCGCATTGGATAAAAAGGTGGTGGTAGCCATTTGGTTTCTTTCTTGTTAGTTGCGCCGTACTGCTACGGCAACGGTCATGTCATAGCAGGGAAGCATCTGTTCGCCGTATGAGGCGAGAGATGGTCTTCCATCAACTATGGCGATGGGTGAGTTCATAATGGTGTCGACAGTGGTCATCAAGTAGTCGCCACTGTCTTGATTCCCGGGCGGACCAGCCAAGACGCGGATCACCAGTCGAATGTCGCCCACGTTGTAAGTAAAGGCGTCGAGTGTTGGTAGTTCGATCATGACTGACAACGGGCGAGCGTTACGCGGGTCCGTGACAGGCTTTAGACCCAAAGCGGTTAGTGCCGTCTTGGTAGCAGTTACCGCTTCGTAGAGAATGCCCGATGCAGCCATCAGGCGACCTGTGGTCTTCCGCAGCCCAGTAGCTGCATGATCTGGCCCAGAGACATTGTCGGTGTTCCGATGTTCATAGAATCAAAGGACGAATAGCCGTCGACGGCTCCCCGATTGCGATATTGGATGGCGGCATATTGGATCGTCCCCAATTTGGCTGCCCCGTCTGGAGCGCTTGAGAGGCTGTCTGTGTAGCCCGCCTCCCTACGCTTACGGAACGCCCAACTATTAGCCGCAGAAACGCATACAGCGACGAATGCGGTGTCATTGGCGGTAGCGACCTCGATGCCCAGCCAACTGGTTACATCCGCGCTTGTAATCCAACTCGGACTGGGGCTGAAAGCGACTGTGCCGGTAGCGACGTCTCGAGGGAAATCGTCGCCCGTGTTCTTGTAGATGAACTGGTTAGGGATGATGACCTGATAATCAAAGAGCAGGTCGCCTTCTTCGGATACTCCGATGAACTCATAAGGCTCGGTCGAGATGACAGTCTGCGTACCGCTAAAGCCGTGATCGGCTCCCGCCACCACGACCGAGTCTTGAGATTGAATCTCGGTGTCGACAAAGGTCTGAAGGACGGCATACCCATCGAGGCGCGTATGAAACGCCAGATTAAAAGTAGCCATCGTTCAGTCCCTGTCGAGTCTCAGGATTAAGCCTGAGGGATCTTCATGAATTGGTTGGCGTCAATCATTTTCGGCGCAAAGTACCCGCGGAAGGCTATGGTCCTGCTCAGCGTAGATGGATTGTCCAGACTGATTGCGCCCTTTTGCTGCTCATAGCAACGGAAGGCACCAGTAGCTGCTGCACCAACAATCGTGGTCTTTGCGGCAAAGTTGGTGTCAACTACAAGACGAAGTCCGAAGACAACTGCTTCACGCGATCCTGCGTTCATTGTTCCAAAAGCGTTCATTGGTCCGACTTGTGGGAACAACGGTCTGCCGCTTGTGTCGTCGAGCGATCCAAGTTGCGCAAACACGTCACCAGAAACGAACATATGATCTGGCAGGTAGTTACCGTTAGAAAGGATTGTGTTTGCACAAGCGTAAACTTTTGCTACCCAGTCGCCTGGATCAGTTGGTGCAACGTTGCCGGTTGTCTGTGAGGTTCCTGCAAGAAGCGCGTCGGCTGCTGCATTGTCTGTGGCAAGGGCGTATTTTTTGCCCATGTCCTCGAGGAGACCCTGGAGAACTTCTGGCGAAGTCCAGTCAATTGAAGCCTCGGAGACTTCGACGTATCCGCCGTAGATGTCTTTGGTGATTTGGATGTCGTCAACGATGTACTGTCCAGCGGTGATTGTGGTGTTCTGTGTCTGAGGTCCGCCGATTGAGGTATGAGTTGTGACCTTTGGAACGATGAATACCTTGCCACTTTGGGGCATTTGGCGAGCGCCAATTGCATCCACCACAGGGCGCAGACCCTGGATTCCCGAATAGATAGGCGAGATGATTGGCAATGGAAGGATTCCATCAAGGTCTGCCGTTGTCACATCTGGGGCTGCAGCGCGAAGGCGGGCGTTGAACTCGGCAGCGATTGCGCCACCTTGCATCTGTGCTGAAATCCATTCGCCAGCGGAAGGAAGTTTGAACTCTTTCTTTGCCGAAGCGAAGATTGGTGATGTTGGGATGGCGTCGGGCGCGGAGGC